AGATGGCCGAGGAATGGATCACCAAAAAATTGCTGATGATCGCATTAGAAAAAATATTCGGTGCAACGGCCGCCGGAACAGCAACAGCGAGCATCAGCTTAAAAGAAGTCGACCGGCAGGCAGCGATCGGCGATGCTGCCGCTACAGCTGCTATTGAAGCGGCCTGGCTGGGTCCTGGTGCCGCGATTGCCGCAGCCAGCTTGGTAGAAGGATCTCTTCAAGCAATTACTGGTTTTGAAAAAGGCGGCCTCGTTAAAGCCAATCTTCATGAAGGCGAAATGGTCTTGCCGGCGCACATCGCGAGTTTTGTGATGCAAAGTGCCAGTGCAGCGGGCGGAGCTGGTGGGCCAGGCGGCCCGGGCGGACCTGGCGGCGCGGCCGGCCGGACAGTGAACAATAACATTCATCTGGAAATGCATGGCGGGTCGATGGCCCCGGCCGACGTTACTAAGGCGGTACAACGCGCACTGCGAAGGAGTTCCTATTTATGAGCAATCTCCTTTTGCCTACGTTACGACAGCCGCGCGCCTTGAGTTGGGGCTGGCCGGTAAAACAGACTCCTTCATACTCCACCGTCATACAAACCCCGACCAGCCGCCGCGGAGAAGTCCGGATCTCATTGACGCCAGTCCCAGTCTGGGATTTTGAAATCGATCTCACCTACATTTATGGCGACTTGAATCAGACCAATACCGCGATCCAGCAATTCCTTGATTTCTATCAGCGCATGCACGGCGCCGCGGACGACTGGCTTTTTTACGATCCCTATGACAACAACAATGCGGCGAATCCATCATTACTCGGTTATGGCGACAGTGTGACGACACAGTTTCAAATTGGCCGGTCCCTTGCCGGTGCTGGTTTTGAACCATTACAGAATGTCATCCCTTCTGTGGTTAAGATCGCGGGCGTCACCATACCAGCCGGTCCACAACCGAGCTGCAATCAGTGGTTTTGTGGAATTGAAAATTGGTTGGCTTACTCACAAGACTTCTCACAAAGCGATTTTTGGTCTTTGACTCAATTTACCGACGCTCACGCTTCCATTGTTGCGCCGGATGGCACTGTCAGTGCGGATGCTCTTACAAACACGGGAGGAGGAGCTGGAACGAATGTCATTATACAAAATTTCCCTGTTCCTCTATTTTCTCCAGGTGATAAGGTTACATTTTCCGTTTGGCTCAAAGTACCCAGCGCTACGCTAGGTCCGATATCTATATATATCATTAATGGTTCAACTAATCCTCAGTCATCGATTACCGTAACTACCTCATGGCAAAGGTTTTCCGTGAGTACAGTGGTTTTACAAGGATCACCCGTTACCTTCGTGCAAATCGGTACTGGCGGCATGGCATTTCCAGCCGGCCAGGTATTACATATATGGGGTGCGCAACTTGAGCGCTGGGCTTCTGCTTCGTCTTACGTTGCAACGACAAATAATGCACCAGTATTCCCGCGCGGCTTGCTTACATTCGCGATTCCACCAGCATCCCCTACTGCCATTACCGTCGGCGGCGACTATTACTACCGCTGCCATTTCCTGGACGATGAATTAAACGACCTGGAGCAGTTTTTGTGGCAGTTGTGGGAATGCAAGAGTCTCAAATTCCGTTCATTGATTCTATGAAGAACTTTTCTCCAGGACTTCTTTCGTTTCTCAAAACCGCGAAGAGCTATAACCGCGCAGACCTATTTTCCATTACGCCGATACCGCAGAATCTCTTATTGTGGTCCCAGTCTCTCAATAAAGCGGTCTGGACTTACAACACAATCACTCGGCCAGTATCTGCAACCGTTTCAGCACCTAACGGAACGTTAACTGCTTATGCGTTAATCCCCGTCGGCGCGACGGATGCCTATATATTCCAAAACGTGAATCTTGTAATCGGACAGACTTATACTTTCTCGGTTTGGTTAAAAGTCCCGTCAGGAACAAAGACGATCAATATCCAGCTCCAAGACAATGCTGGCAGTATATTGAATACCACATCCTGTAATGTGACTACGACATGGCAGCGCTTCACAGTGACGCGGACATGCGCGGCCAGTTTTACCTATGTATTTGTCGGTGGCTCGAATACCTGGACAACCGGAGAAGTGGATGCGTGGGGCGCACAACTGGAATGGTCTTCCATCCTGGGCCCCTATGTCGCAACTCAGGCCGTTCCCGTCGGTCCTTACGGTCCGCGGCCACCATCGATCAATGCTTGTTCCTCGACATTCGATATCGCCTATCAGGGCGTCACTTATTACGGTTCGAAATTCGGAGCCTGGGAGCGCGGGAAAATCACTTCAGAGGCATCCTTCGATTTGAAGGCCAACGACATGACGCTTAGCGTGTTCGCGCCCGGGACGCTGGCATATCCGAATACAAGCGTGACCATGATGGGAGCCGCGCAGCTTGGTCTTTTCGATGCCGCTCTCGTGCAGGTTTTTACCGCCTACTGGCCCATCGAGCAAATACCGAATCCCTATGTCGCCTTATGGGGCGTCGAAACAAAATTTACCGGCTACATCAAGCCGAACGGCTCGATCGGCAGAAGTAAACTGGAATTTGAAGTTGCCGATGCGCTCTACTTGCTCAATCAGAAATTGCCACGCAACATCATCCAGGCAAGTTGCCGGCATACGCTCTACGATCCGAATTGCACCATGGTCGCGACGAATTTCAAATCAGCTACGATGACGGTAGCTTCCGGAAGCACGCGGCAAAGCATCAATACCACGGCCACGCTTGGACAATCGCCGCCGATTTTTACTCAGGGCTACATCACGTTTCTAACGGGGCAGAACGCTGGATTGAGTTTCACGATCAAGCAGCAAGTCAGCACGACGAATCTTTTGCTGGCCGCGTCCGTGCCGCTGCCGCTCGCGATCGGGGATACTTTTACGGCATTTTTCGGGTGCGCAAAATCTCAAGCGGTTTGTAGCGGAACTTTCGCGAACTTAATCCATTTCGGAGGCCAGGGTTTTGTTCCCTCTCCAGAAGTTGCAATATGAGTACTGTTGCTGAATCATATAAACGCGAACAAATCATTGCCATTGCACAATCCTGGTTAAACACCCCTTTTTGTGACAACGCGAATCTGAAAGGCTTTGGTGTCGATTGTGCGTGGTTCCTCGTAAAATGCGCGGAGGAATCTGGCATGGTCGAGCATGTTGAAATCCCGCCCTATTCACCGCAAATTTATCTTCACAAGAAACCGGATGGCACCTGGGACGACACGTACGAAAAAATCATTCGGCGTTACGCGCATGAAATTTCAGAAGCCCAGGTCAAGCCAGGCGACATGGTTTTATACAAAATCGCACACTCATTCAGCCACGGCGGGATCATCGAATCCTGGCCGGACAAGATCATTCATCCGATCCGCCCTCATGGCGTGATCTATTCATCGGCTAACGAGGGATTCGTGCAGCGCCGCGAGCATCGTTTTTTTTCAGTCTTCACGGAGAATAAGTAATGGGTCTTCTCGGCGGTGGGAGCGGGAACCGTACGCAAAAGTACAACGCGGTACGGACCAACAATTCGATCCTTGGCATCACCATCCCGATTCTTTTCGGCCAGAACCGCCTCGCCGCGCGTTTGATCGATTACAACGATTTCACGGCTACGAAGGGGAAGCAACAAGGAGGCAAGGGACTTGGTAAGGGCGGCTCGCAATATGTCTATACCGCTTCGATCATCGCGCTCCTCGCCCAAGGCCCCATTTTTTCTATTTTGAACCTCTGGGATTCCACCGGCCGTTTCGTCCTTCTTTCCTCAAGTGAAGGAGGACCGGTCGGATCGGGCGGCGGTGGTGGTGGCGGCGGTAAAAAGGTTCTAAATGCAGCTATCTTTGGAAACGACCAGGGCGTCTTTGGGGCATATGCCTACTCGGTAGGACCATTCACCGATTACGGATCTCCCGGACCGGTAACATTGACCGGGACCCAGAATGTTCCCTTCGTTCGCGTGGACAGTATTACAGCGAGTGATTTTTTCACCGGAAGCGTGCTTGGTTCGAATTGGACCATCAATGAAGGAACGTTTATTGAAACCGGGGGAACTTGCCGGATTTCCGGTGTAGGCGGCGATAATCGCGCGGCCGCTCATTGGAATGCCGACACCTTTGGCGCCACGCAGTTTGCCACCGCCACCATCGCGACAAGTGTGGGATCAACTGGCGCCTTTGGGCCAGCCGTCCGCATGGATGCTTCTGCCCAAACGTATTACTGTTTCTATTCCACAAGTACCACCTGGTCTCTGTTCAAATCTGTTGCCGGAACTATTACTGTTCTTGCCACCGGGGCACGCACACTCGTTTTGGGTGACGTGTTGACACTGTATGTGACGGGTACAACCCTGACGGCAATGATCAATGGAACGACAATCACAACACAGACGGATTCATCGATTGCGACTGGACAACCGGGGATTGCGGGTCTGAACACATACTCGACTTCCCAGGCGATTTCGAACTGGGGCGCCGGCGACGTGCTGTTGGCTTCGCAACAGTACACCGTGAATCCGGTAACTGGCGTTTATAACTTTTCCGCTCAAGATGCCGGGATAACCGTAACCGTAAATTATTCCTACTATCGCTACCAGATCATCACGCAGGAAATCACGGTCGTGCCATTCTCCGGCCCTTATACGGTTACGGTGGACAATTCCACGAACTTCGTTGCCGACCGCGGCGTAAGCTTCTATCCAAGCGGCACAGCCCTGATCAAAGTCGGCAGCTCGCCGGCTGCAGGACATTATTCACAGTCCGGAGCGACTTACACTTTCAATTCCGCTGACACTGGGCAAGGCATCGTCATCAATTATCAGTATCAAGACCAAAATACGAACACGAATGCCCCAACCACGTTGAATCTCACGCTTGTCAGTGGCTTCCTTGGCCAGTCTCCGCTTTCCTACATGACCGGGAAGCATCCCTCGAAGGCTCTCGGCTATTCGCAACTGGCCTACATTTTCTCTTCCGCTTTGTATCTAGGGTTCACTCCGGAACTGCCGAATTATTCTTACGAGGTTGCCGGCAATTTCCAGTTTGGCGGCGGCGTCGTGGATGCGAATCCCGCCGACTGTATTCTTGAATTGCTGACCGACCCTGCATTCGGTATCGGTTTCCCGCTCAACGGCATAAGCGGTCTTGATAGCGCAGCTCTGGCGCGGAAGTGCTGGACGGCGAATTCTTTTTTCATTTCGCCTGTCATCGAGAATCAAACGCCTTGCGCCCACATCATTGCTCCATGGCTCGAGGCCGGCATGGCCGCTGCATTTTGGAGCGAAGGACTGCTGAAATTCGTTCCTTATAGCGACACGACAGCGGTCGGCAACGGCATCACCTATTCGCCATCGACAACTCCGGTTGTGAACATCACCGACGACAATTACCTTCTTCCGAAAGACAAGGCCGAAGATCCTATAAAAATCACGCGCTCCGCCTGGCAGGATGCTTTCAACCGCGCACAGGTGACATATCAGGCCCGCGTGAACGATTACAATCCCGAGGTTGTCTACGAACAGGATGAAGCATCGATCGGCCGGTACGGCTTGCGCATCGAGGACCCCCAGCAATACGATTTCATCACTACGCTTTTGGCCGCCCAATATGCCGCTTCGATGCGCGTGCAGCGCAAGTCCTATATTCGCAACGAATACACGTTCAAGCTTCCTGATACATTTTCTTATTTGGAGCCGATGGATGTCGTCACGATCAACGATCCAGTTCTCGGCCTTTCAGGGACTCCCGTGCGGATCACAAAAATCGAAGACGATCCGCAAGAAGGCCTGAGCATTACCGCGGAAGATTTCATCTGGGGCACGGCGCAGCCTGCTTACAATCCGAAAGGCGTCAATGCGCCCTACGTTCTGGAACTTGGCCAGCAGGACCCGGGAAATACGAATGCGCTTGTTATTGAAGCCCCCAATCGTCTCGGATTGCAAAAGGGGAACGTTCTCTATGGTTTTGCGAATGGCTCCAATCCCAATTGGGGCGGCTGCCATGTGTGGGTGAGCACTGATGGAGGCACGAACTATGCCTTGCTGACAACGATTAACTCCTCCAGCAGGCTCGGTACGTTGACACAATCGCTGGCAGCTTTTAGCTCGGCTAATCCGGATAACACCAATACGCTGCAGGTGAAACTCAATGTTGCCGGAGCTACTCTTGCTACAGTGGCTTCATCCGACGCGTCGAACCTTGTGAGCCTCTGTGCCATCGTCAACGCGTCGAATGTCCTGGAATTATTGAGTTATCAGACAGCAGCCCTAGTCGGCGGTGAGCTCTATAATTTGACAACGCTCTATCGCGGCGTCTATGGAACTTCGGGATCTTCACACATCGCCGGTGAGATATTCGCCCGCTTGGACCAGGCAAGTTTCATCCAGCAATATGACCCAACATTCTACGGCAAGACACTCAATTTCAAATTCACATCCTTCAATCTGCTTGGCAATCAAGAACAATCGCTTGCCAGCGTGACCGCTTACCCGCTGGCCATTGCAGGAACCGGGAAAGGTGTTGTTGCCCTGGATACCGGTTATCTGAACATCGGCGCGCCAGCTTACACGGCTTACCGACCGCTTTCGAATCCTTTGACGGCGACCGATGCTGGTTCGAATGCCACGATCAACATCGCCTCGTTTACGATGCAACTCGCCGGCTTGACGAACATCAGTTACAACTCCGGTTCGGTCACCGGGCTTGCCTATAACACGGTCTATTACATTTATTTCGATGATCCTGCACAGCTCGGAGGAACGGTCACTTATAATGCAACGACCACAAAGGAAGTCGCTTTCAGCGGACTGAATCGATTCTTTGTTGGTTCCATTGCGACACCGCAAGCCGGTGGACAGGACACGATTGGAAGCGCTGATGGCGGCAGTGGCGCACAAATAGGAATGCTCAATATTTACAAAATGAGCGTTACATCGGTTGGTTTAATCGGACCAGGTACCGGTAATTGCACAAATCCCGACAATGTGCTCGATGGTGATCAGACCACATTTGCACAATTAAGTACGACAGGCAATAGTAACGCGAGGACGGTGAGATTAGTCATTTCCGGACCAGCCGGATTCACCCGGAAATTCAATTCCGCGACACTCAAAGTTCTTTGGTCAGTCCCGACAAATACGATAAATGGGACGCTTGCAAATTCTGGCGGCTTGCTTAGCTGGGGCTCCCAAGGCCCTCTGGGCGGAGTATTCAATCCCATACAAAATTTCATCGGAGGCCAAACGCTTGCATTGCATATATCTACTGCTACGATCAATGGCCCGGTCAATCTCGCTCAAATAACAGTGTTTATGACTGACATTATTGATAACTCCTCTACGTCAGGGTCGATAATAGTCAACGTATACGAAGCATGGATCGAGGCAATTGAATGAAGAAATCGTTAGAATCCGTCATTGTCGATGGCCATATTGTAGAAATCGAAGCGCGTCGCGGAGATGGCGGAATACTTTTTGTGGCCACCTGCGGCGAATTACGTCGCGAAGGTTTCATGACCATGCATCCGAATTCGGCG